AAAAAAAAAAAAAAAAATCTTACCTCATGACCACCATAAAGGCAGCCACGAGGGAAGAGTCAAAAGGTTATGGAATGATCAACTCGTCTTTATCAAGATCGATCGAAAATGTGGTAGAAGCTGTCCAAGAACTTCTCTGGCCAGTATAAAGCATCGGTACACCTTTGTCAGTGAGACCTGCAAAATGATAATTGTGAGATTCACCTGTCTTTTTAATTCTCACTATCACTCTGTCATCCACTTTCAGATTGCTCCAAGGATTGAATTCAATTAAGTCATAACTAGTCTCTGAACAGTCATTAATAAAATCCCCTTTCAATGTCCAACGCTCTACATTCCATATACCGTCACGCCTAACTGCACCATGCACAGGATAACTGCCACCTCCATCCACACAATAGAGTCTCACAAGTTTCCCATCACGTGTTGTGTATGTTTTGTTCAAATCAATTATCATTCTATAACTCCTTTAATTTCAACTCTGTTCAGTAACATAAATTCCTCTGGTCTGTCGGAAGCACACTCACGAAAATCTTCGTCGGAGATTTTGTCTGAGTTCTTCACTTCCAGCGGTTCATGAAACCTATTACCATTATTCAAGCTCACCAGCACAATTGATTGATTATAAACTCTTGAAAGAATGTAAAGCTCTCTCTCGTTCCAATCATTTGTGTGCTGATAAATGTTACCAAATTTATGAACACTTTCTTTTTTCTTTTGTTCCACATTCACGATAACTTCAGTCATTGATGATCTCCACATCCCACATTGAAAATTTGATCTCGGTTGTGCCACATTCTTGTGACCAACTCGTGGCTCCGTTGCTGAATATCCTGATGGCATTTTCTCTACCGACACCTGCAAAATATCTGAGATATGTAACACCGTTATTAGAAAGTTTCAGTTTGGTGTCCACAGGGACTTTGCTCCAATCGGTCTCTTCAATCTCAACAAGATCAAACGAGGTCGGGTCACTCTCATCGTAATAAGAACCAGTGATGGTCCAACATATTGAAATCCAGTTACCTGTGGCGCGCTCCTTAATCGCACCCATGACGCAATGAGTTTGATCTGAAACTATTTCATAAAGTTTTGCTTCATCACCACCTTTCGTTTTATACTTCTTTCCAATTTCAATTTGCATCGCTGTGTCTTCCACTAAATCATAAGAGGAGTTAGTATCATTGTCAAAATATTTACCTTCTATTGTACAACAACATTCCATCCACATTCCATAACTTGATAAATATTCAAATTTACCTGGATACTTTGTGTTTGGATTGTTAAGAGATAATAAATTTACTTTATGACCAGCTTTTGTTTTATATTTTTTACTCATGTCAAGAATCATTTCTTTTCCTCTTTAGGCTCTTCCAAATATTTGTCAAGTTCTTTGTTCACGATCTGAATGACTTTGCCCGATATATTGCCTGACTCATCATAGATCCTATGAGCCAGCTCGGTGTCAGACAAACTTTGCACTATGTAAGCACCTGCCATCATGTATCCAGTTTTCTTTGAAGGTACGAGAAATACCATAAATATCATGGCCAACAAAATTAATAAACTACCAAAAATCTTTTTCTTACACCATTCAATTTTGGCTTTGTGTCTGTTAATCACTTCTTCTTTGTTGTAGGAGTCTGTGGCTTCCACAGCATTGTATATCCAATATCCACACAAGAATATTATCCAGAGTATCACGATAGATGATATGTCATGCATCATGTCATGGAATCTTTCCAATGAATCTAACAGATAAATCAATAAAGCTAAGCTCATTATTCACACTCCCAAATATATTTTGTCATATCGTCTAAAGAGACTGGCTCTGCAAACAACCACTCTCTGCCTGCTGTGTCTTTATAAATTGTGCCATCAAAACTCACCACAAAAGCCACATCGGTGTTACCAAATGAATCATCCACATTACAAAGCACGCGCTTCTTGGTCTTGAACTCATGCCATTGAGGTGGTTCTTTGTATTTTTCATAAGCACTTACGTCAGAAAAACTGTTGGTCGTACCTTGCGGACCATACCCACTATCACCTTTAATTTCGCCCCCATCAAATGAATAAATTATTTTAGTATTTTTAGAAATGACTTTAAAGCCCTCCACCAGCCATTTCCATATCTCCCATTGAAAATCGAAGTCTCTTGCCATCTCATCCACATTGACCTCTTCCAGTGGTTCCGGAGCCAATCCGACGATGTCAGCCGTTGTCTCTTCATCATCAAAGACAAACCCTCCAAAAGCATGTGAATAATAATATCCATTATCGCCCTCAAGGTCTGTTTTCGAGCCACAATCATGTAACACCACAGTATCGCCAGATCTCATTAAATATTTCACGCCAACTTTCAATTTCACAACATCATACTCTGAAGGTTCAGGAGCCAATCCAACAATATCTCCTTCACTTTCTTCGTCATAAAACACAGAACCTCCGTAACCAAGAGTATAGATATAATCATTACTACCCATAAAAGAAAACCCGTTATCATTATGATCAATTAAGGTTATTACTGAGCCACCTCTTGTTAAATATTTAACACCTACTTCCAGCTTTATACCAGAGTATTTTTCTCCAATATATTCTTCAATTAAGTCATGCTCCTCCTCTGAACTTGTGACCACCCATCTACCCTCTTCTGTCCAAGACCTGGTTATGCCTTCGGCTGTGCCTATAAATTTGTAAAGAGTTTCGGTCTCATTGTCAAAAACCAATGGAGTTGTGACAAAACCACTTCTGGTTTTATAACGTTTGCCAGCTTTCAATTTAAAAGGGGCTTCACTCACGATGTTCCATTCGTGATCTCGTTGATCAGACCAATAATATCCGTTTGGAGTGTATGCAGATTCTTGATAATCCCCTGTGGCATCCTTGATTGTGCAATTGAATGCATAATGGTCTGTATTCTCTAAGAGAGAATCTACAGTCACAATGGCTCCATTAAGGGTGATATATTTTTTACCGATTTTTAATAACATTTCATTTCTCCTTTCTATAGTTAAAAAATTGTTTAAGATGTTTCCAACCAGATTTCTCATAATACTCATCAAAGTCTTGAGCATGTCCAAAACTCCTACCTAACATGTCTACCTTTTTGAAATAATAATTCAAAATTTCTCTCGAATCTTTCACATTTACCACATAACGAGTCTCTCCAAATTGTAATATAAAACGTTTCTTCTTGTAATCATTCAAATCCAATTCCAGGGGATTGTCCGATTGAACAAAGGCAGCTGTTTTCAATGAATTCACCTTCGTCGCCAATGCCTGATAAAAAGCGACTTGCAATAAAGATTGTTGCAAATACCACTTCGGTGAATCTTTGGTGGCAATCTTATATTCAATGATTTCCAATGATTTGCCTTTGACTTTTATCTCATCAAACGTGAAATAAAGAGCTTTGTCATCGTTTCCTTGAAGTTTGCCTTGCATTTCATAATACTCAGACGTTGTCATTCTATCTGCAAAGTCTTGCCCTCTTTGCATCCACTCAGAAACCTCTTTCTTTGGAGAAAAGTTTGATTTACCGCCATTTTGCACCATGTTATATCGGTTGTGTTTGGCGGTCAATTTAACCAACAGCGCTGCAGAGTAAATTGTCATTGTTCATCCCCGAAATATAAGGCACAATAGTCTTTCAGCTTAGATAAAAATTTAGGTGAATTGGAAACTAATACATGCTTTTTATCACCGTATACTATTGTAATAACCTTAGCTTCTACGAAAGCTTTGTGATTTTCTAATTGAACAACTAAATCGTTGAAATTCCAAAATAAAAGTGTGTGGAATGAATCAGAATCTTTTGCAAGATAGATGCCATCAATCACACCTTGCTTTGATGTGGTTTTTGGCTTACCCACAATGGTCAATTCACCCGTGGCCAAGTTGACCGCAAACTTATCACCTCGATTAATTACTTCATGCACCATTGTGCTCTTGAACAAAGCTTTGGTCGGAGTGACCACCCAAAAGAATTTACCGTCTTTTTGCAAGATTTCTTTCATACTAACTCCCCTATTCTAAGTCTTTTAGCGTTGGCATCTTGGTCAGTCACTTTAAATTTAACTTTGAATTCAGAATAGTTTCTTCCGTATTCAAGAAGCGTCTCAAGATCTTGATATATAACGATTGGATCTTTACCCTGGCCATTGTTGGCATTCCTTACTATATTCAAGACTTTATAAAGGTTGCCCGTTTTAATGTTTTGATATTTCAATCCAGCGTATATGACGTTCATATTAATGCACCTTTGTTTCACTTATTTCAAGCTTAATGATATTGCCCAGAGATTCTAACATCAACTGAGCCAATTGACACTCCGTAGAGTGATACTGCATATTTTGCTCTCTGAGTTGCCAGACAGTTTGTAAAGCCAATGCAGTATCTTCCGATAAATTATGATGTGTTATGATGGAGTCAAAAACTTGTTCCATCGCTTCAGGCTTTCTGTTATGAAACTTTTCCCACATTGTTTGAGGCCTTTCGAACACAAACCTAGATCTCACCACCAGCATCAGTGTGTATTTTGGCATTTAATCTTTTTCTCCTTTTTAAAATCTTGTTTAAATAATCTGCAGACGCAGCGTAATGAGCAGATTGCTTTCTGAATTTATCCACGGCAATTTGCAGCTCTTTGTCAGACAATGCGCTTGCTCTCAGAGCAAAATACTCTTTTTCTTTACTTGTGAGTGAACACATATTAACCTCAAAATAAAACCGGACACAACCCTTTTGAGGTAATGTCCGGTATTTTACTTATGCCAAGCGTCTTGCTTGTTCCCTTGCTGTGTTATATCCGTTTGGATATTCTTTCTTGGTGCCTTTGTGCGCATAGTTTCTGCCCAACACACTTGGACCTTTCTTTTTAGGTGGCTTTGCACCTTTCATGATGGTATTGATCATGTGAGCCAGCATTTGATGGCCTGGATAATCTTTCATTAACCGCCCAATATTCTTGCACGCTGTGTTATACGAAATCATTTATTGTTCCCTCACTTTTTAAATAAACACTAATTACATCAGACTGCATATCATTTCCAACATATGCAGTAATATCCCCTACTTCTCCGTAAGTCTCTCCTTTTCCAGTTTCTTCTCTGAACTTTGCATTTGGAAACTTATTTAAAATAGCTTGTTTCCATTCAGACACAGAGGTCACACTCTGTCTCCTTAATTAAAATGTCTTGAATTGCCATTGCTTCTTCATATTCTTCATTGTCCAGGTCATCTAAGTAACCGTTTTCAATTGAGAATTCCACTAAGCCTCTCAGCAGCATCAAATCTGTGGTCAAATCGACCACGCCTTTGTCACTCGTAATTATTATTTCTTTCATTTTCCACCAACTTATTTCTTACTAAAGCCAATTTATCTTTACCTTTATACTCAATGACATCTTCCCTCACGTTGAAATCCTTCGTGAAATCCTTGCCGTCAAAGGCAGTGTAGAACTTGTAGTTCACAATACCTCGGATGATCGTGGCCATAGCGCTATGGCACCCTCTTGTCAACAGGAAGATTAAACTCACTCTTTGTTGGTTGTTCAACGGAAGCCTGTTGTTGATTAATGCTTGTAAGTTCATAATGTGCCTTTTCAGCGATGTCGTGACCAAATTGAATGCCGATGATAGCCACCAGCCATATGCATAACGAAATACTCAATACTCTTAAAAATAATAGCATACTCTTGGTTTTGAAAGTTGAAAAAAAGCCCCACAGAATTGATCCGTGGGGGAAAAACAAAATACCATTGCATGATACGTAAAGGAGGAACGTTTAGATACAAGGATTTGTTTTATGTAGGAGCAGTTTTCTTGTCATACTCAGGACGTTCTTTGGATTAAGAGTGACACATGACCGAAGTCATAAATGATTCTTAATCTTCGTCTTCAACCGCGTGCTCTGCTTCTTTTGCAGCTTTTTCAGCCGCTTTCTTAGCACGATAAGCAGCTAAGCCTTCAGCCGCTGCAGGAGCCACTTGACGTTTTTCAACACCAGCTTCATATGCTTCTAAGATAGCATCTTTGACTGTGATGACCCAAATTGCCAATTCTTCACTGCCGCCTTCAAGAGCTTGTAAAGAGTTACGGATTGCAAACTCTTTCTCAGCATCATTAATGCGTTTGACTGGTTTGTATTTGACGTCAATTTCAGGCCAGATTTCAATTAAGAATTCTGTGCCTTTAATTTTAGCTTCTTTGATTGCTTCAATGGCTTTGGCAATTTTGGCCGCATCAGATTTTGTGATACGTCTCAGTGTGCCAGTGTCAAATGCGTTTTTGATCGCTTTTGAGTTGTCGATCAACCATGCTGTTAAGGTAGGATCTTTTGTCAAGGTGTCCAATGCCGCTTCAATTTTCGGTCTACGCATGTAAGACAAAGCTTCAGCTTTAGTTTCAAAAGTTGTACCGTCAGCAGCTTGGAATACTTGTTTTAATTCAGTCATTTTAATTTTCCTTTTTGATAAAATTTAATGGCGATATTGCCAGTTTATATAATGTCGATATAAGCATCGACCAGCTTGGAACTCGAACACTACGATCATTTTTCGTAATAGGGTTAATTTAACGGGCTTTGAGCCGCTTCAACAACGCTGTGAGTTCGAGCAGTTTTTCCTGCACCTTGGCCGTTTCTGCACCCGCTGGGCATGCGTCTTGGCGTTTTTTGGGGCAGGACAGGGGACAGCCATGCTTCGCATCACCCGTGACAAAATCCAAAGGTTTTAATTTGCCCTCTTGAATATTGTACTGGACTATAGAAGAGTTGCCCTTTTCTATACACAGTCTGCAAATCCATACTTGTCTTCCAGGTTTTGTCCTGAATTCTAAATATGCACCACTTTTGCAGTCTGCTGAATTACACAATCTACAAATTTTGTTAAAGTTTGTGGGATTGATTTTTCTACCTATGTTTGGATGTTTCATATTCTTGCCAATGGGTGATCTCTTGAAACCCTGAATCCAGCTGCATGTTCGTGACCGCCACCTCCATAATTGGCAGCGATTTTTGCCACGTTCAGACCATCTTTCGTAGATCTTAAACTGAAGTTACGATGTGTTTCCGTGTCATAATATGTGCCTCCGACACCATGTTCTCTTTGCTTTGCGAGTATATTACCGACGTCAGAGGAGTACATGTGGTTTGCATTTGCAATTTGAACAAGCAATCTTTGACCTTCATCCAATCTAACCCCTCCATCTAACACAAACGGTCTGGCGCAAGTTTTTACTATGCGTTCCACATTTGCATCGTGATCTTTGATCAAAGCACTTCCGATCAACTTCAATCTGGACAATGTCAAATCCGTCAAGTTTTTATATGTGGGTTGCCCTGAATACAAAGCTGCACAAATTTCTCTCGTACCTTCCATTTCAAACTTCCACAAATCTCTGTCTTGAATATGACGATAAAGTTGTGAAGGTCTCACCCCGAATTGATACTCCCAAGCAATTATGCAACCGGACTTTGATGTTGTGCAATGGCTCATATTCAGATTACCATATTCGATTGGAATTTTGTGTAATTCATTTATCGCGGACTCATGGTGATCCAAGACATTCACCACAGAGGCTTGCTTCAAAATTTCAATCATTTCCGGCATCTTGTAACTGAAATCCAACATATACACTACACGGTCTTTCACATCCGGAATTGGTTCTCCGTATACACCTTCAAAGTATTCGTAATAATCGCCTAGACTCTCATAAAAAGCGGCTGCGGCTGCAATTCCGTCCAAACAACCCTTGTGATAAATTACTAACGGTTTATTGCTCATTTGTTTCTCCTTTAAGATAAAAGCCCTCCGTTAAGAGGGCAAGTTGTGTCAATTTGTTTTTGAAACTAAGTCGTATGGATGAGGAAATTTAGGTCCATTTATCAAACCTTCTTTCGTATAAGCCACAAGAACTTTTTTATCATTCATACCCACAACAGGCTTTTCACCTTCGTAGATATTGATGATTGCAATTCTGGAGCCTGATCTATCCAACCAAGTTTCACCAATTTTTGGATTCATTGTTTTCATTCGAATATTGTGTCAATTAATTTAGCCAAATAAAGTTGGTCAATTCTGTCTGACTTATTTTTGTCCAACTCGTGAAGTAAAGTACTCATAAAAACGCTGTCAACGCCTATGAGCTGTTCTTTCAACACAGCAGGATCATGAAGGTCTATATCATGAGCTTGCCATATCATTTTCAGCATTTGTCCCGCTGTGATTCTCCAACCTCTCGAGATGAATTTTCGTGTTCTGAAAATCGAAGCCAGAGGATATAAACTGCCCTGGTAGATTAATGTTTTGGAAAGCATTGCTTCCAAGGCATCTTGAGGCAACACAAGGTTTCTTGCGTTGTAATCGTAATAACATTTACAGTGAGCAAAGTCATAATTTTCATGTATTTCATTTGGTTCACCGAAGAACCTAATCACGATTTGGACTCTGTCCTTTAGAGTGATTGCATTGTCTGTGAGAAAGACTGGTCTGTATTTATCTTTCTTATCCCTGACGACACTGATAAGTTCTTCAGCCTCTTCCAGTGCATCGGTTTCACCGACCTCCATAAGAGTCGCTTGTTCAGTCTCTCCGGCCACACCTTGGCTTCTGACAATGATTTTTATGCGATCTTCATCAATACCTTTGATGTTTGTTATCACTGCTTTTTCGACGTGAATATGCTTTTTAACAGTCTCAGACTCCATGTTGCTTTTGTATTTTTCAACATAGTACTCTGTTGTGGCCAATGCAGTTTCATAATTACGAAAATAGATGTCGTAGTCATTGACTTTTTCACCCAATAACATTGACGTGATACAACCACCGCTTACGATGATGTTTTGTCTCATTAATTCAACGAGCTCTGGATTATCAATTGTCTTCAATAAGTCATCCACTTTATTTCTGATGACCATTTCAATCGTGGACTTTTTCATACCCATTTTAAATCTCCTTTACAATTTGTTGAATTCTTTCTAATGTGTCTGCTTCATTCTTGTCAAAACGTTCTTCTTCGAACCTCGGACTAAATAAAGACCAACCCAGTTTTTTATCATTGATCACTTCATTGAATTTAACTGATATGATTGAGTTTAACCATTTCTCCTTATTTGTGTAAATTTCTAATCTTTTTGCGTCTGTGAATCCGGATACCGCAGCAGACAACTCTCCGCATTCAGACACACACAGCAATGAACCGAACGTGTCAGAGTTCTTACCCGTGCCTGGAAGAAAATCCAGAATCCTAAGTTCACACACAGACTCATTCTTGAGCTTGACCTGCTCCTTTGATGTGTGCGATTTCCAAACACCTTCAAGAGTCTTTGCCACCGCACCCTCTTTTCCAAGTTTACGTGCTTCTTTGTAAAATTCAATTGCTTCACGATAGCTTGTGACAAGTTGTGTTTCAATCAAAGAAACGTCTTTACAGTAAGACACATGATCTCTTAAGCGTGCAAGTCTTGAACGATAAGGTGTGACGGAATATTTGGCTATATACTCGGTTGTGTCCACAATGTCCCAAAGCTTTAAGATTGGTTTTTCATTTGCAGCAAACTCACCTCCTTTCATCACATGATTGATCACACCGTTGCCTTCTTTACGAGACAAAATGACACCATCTCTTGTGACTAAAATTTCTCCCATCGAAGCTGTGTTTTTTGGGAACTCTCTAAAATACTCGAATTGAATATTCTCGAAAGGTCCATCAGGAAACAATTGACCATTCCTTGTTTGCATGGCGATGGTTTCATTAAATTTCATGATGTTGCAAAACAGTCCATCTGCCTTTTCTTGCACAAAAATACCTCTTTTCCAATCCCAATTTTCAAGATTCACTTCGCTCGGTAAGGAGCATCGCATATATGGGAATTCAGGTATTGTACCCTTTCTTGCCTTGTTGATGGATTTTACGTCAAAACCTGCTTTCAAATCCTTGTTCAAAATTCTTAGCAATAATTGGCGAGAGTTACACGAGAGCCTTTCAAGCTCTTTTGATATAGCATCTCTTGCAGCAGTTCCTGTCAGTTCTCTCTTTTGCAAAGCTCTCAAGAGAGATTTTGTTTCAGAGTTAAATTTACCTGCATTTCCTACAACAGGTAGCAGCACATTTTTGACACCAAATGTGATGAATGGATCGTAAGCTTTCCTGATGACGTCCAGAAAGAATTCATCCTTCATCAGCTCTTTGAGATATTCAATCTTGGAATTCTTGCTCGGTTCTTCGGCCAATTGTGACAGAACCAAAAACACTTCATCACTCCCCATTTTCACTCCCAATTAGGTTCAACATATGTGTAAAAATCACCGTTCTCAAACGCTTTGCTCAATTCTTCCTGAGCTTTCATCGTCTCAAGCATTTTCAAATGATACAAAATACTGTTTGCGATGACGAAAGAAGTGCCGTCCAACACTTCATCAATATTGTGTTTTTTGATGAGATCATTCAAATCTCTTATGAATGCAGGGTCGTTGATCATAGTGTTTTGAACTCCACCTTAGGTTCTTCCGCTTTATATTCTCCGATCACTGTGTAAATCAACACAGACTTGCCGGGATTGATCATTGCCAATCTTCTGGCTTCTGTGTCCGCAGCAAGCCTTGACCTGTGAACTTTTGTTGGAAGACCTTTTCCTATGACTTCCAATAAGTATCTGTGGTTATCAATTTCAGCTGACATTTCTTTTTCCTTATAAATGAATTTGCAATTTGTGTAATCGGATGTAAAAGGGCAATTCTCCATCAATTCACAACCATCACATGAACCCTCTATTTCTTCTTTCACTGGTGTGTACAATTTACCTTTCACCATGATTTCATTTTCTAGCATGTTCTTCTCCAACCTTTTTGTAAATTATGTCAGAATCATCTCGACATTTTAGATCTTCAATGGGTCGACAATCCTTATCGCGTAAGTCGCACATAACACAGTTGCAGCGATTGTCAACCACAGCCTTGTATGTAACGCCCTCAAATAAGATTTTATGTGCCATATTTGTTCCTTTTCAAAATAAAAGGGATACACCGAAATGTATCCCATATTGTGTTACTCAGGTTTTTGCACAAAACCCAAAATGCCTTCTGCTCTTCGAGCCAAATCGAAGAAATTGTTTCTCACAAAGTCACTGCAACCACTCACATCAGTGCCAATTGCAACATCCTTAATTGCGGCCAAACCCTCCATGATTGCCTTGTTAGATCTAATTCCATTTTGCAAGAAGGCGATGTCTGCATTCAAAGACTCTTTAACGGCTTCAGATTGCAAAGAACTCTGTTGCACCGCAGTCAACATGAACAGCAAAGGTTCACCCATGTTGTCTTTGATGACTGTGTTGATATATTCCAAGTCAGCTCTTGCCTCATCATTGTCAAAACGATTTTCGACCGATGCTTCTTGGATTTCAACTGTATTTTCTTCAACCATTACTTCTTGACTCATTTTAACTCCCTTATTGGATTTGATTTTGGATGTACAATGCTTGTTTCAAGAGGTAGCCCTCTAACGGCCACACTTTCTTGACGGCATCTGCTTTTGAATATTTTCTTCCAAGTTCTGCTCTGAAATTTGCAGGATCAGCGCAAGCCGACTCACCTCTCACGGTGAAACCATTTTGCAGTGTCAAAATACAAATTGTCAAAGTACCACCTTCATGATATAGATATTCTTCTTTCACGATTTTCTTTGCAATACTTTCTTCAGTGACTCTGTTGTCATTTAAGCCAAAGTCTTTTGCATCTTTTTCGAAATCATTCATTTTATTTTCCTTTATTTAATTGGGCAAATGCCGCTTGCACATTCATCATTTGACTCGTAATCAATATTGCCGGTCAGTGATGAAATGATTTTTGTTTTACTGACAAGATCATTGAATTGCTCTTCTGTAATCTCTTCATAAGGAGCTTGCGCAAACCCATGATCGGAATGCAATAAGAACGACAATGATTTGTGATTATGCTTGTAGTTTTCTTTTAGATATTGTTTGATATCTTCAAGCTCTTCTTTGCGATAATACACTGTACAGCTCACGCTGTTGTCGGACCAGATTGTTTGAAGCTTCTTGATCATTTTTAATTGATCAATTGCAGTCATGTCCTTGGCCAACACAGTACCTTCTGGATAACTGAAAGGAAATGTCACCACCACTGTGTTATAATCTTCAGAACCGTCAAAGTTCTTCACGAATTCCACGGGATAGCCATTCTCTTTACACACTCCGACCAACGGATGTGAAGCCGCAATACGTATTCTTCTGTACATATACTGAGCATATGCAGGATGAATACCTGGAGTCACGCCTGGAAGTAGTGACAGTGTGCCTGATGGTTTAACGGTGGTCAGTTTAATTGACCGATTCATGTTGTTTTCTTCTGAATACTCTTCATCAAATATTCTCAAGAATTCATAACACTCATCCAACCATTCAATTTGCTCTTCAGTTGCTTGAAGAATACCTGTGACACCGATGCCCATTCTCATGTTCTTATGGACAATGTGCTCTGTTTCTCTGTTGTGAGAAGGTAGAAGCAATGAATGTTTGTTAATGCGATATAGCAATTGAGCCACATCAAACAACTCTTCTTTCGACTCAATATTTGGTAAAAAGATTTCTGCCAAACAGCATGTTTCAAAATTTACCAATGATTGCTCTGCACACATTTTGTTACTCGATAAATCGAGGGTTGAATATTTCTATCAACCTCTATATATTACTATATAGTTCAGACTATATCATCATCCATCTCTGGAGCTTATCGTCCGATTTTATAATAAAAGCTTTCAAATATAAAAGGATGAACAAGTGCTTCAAACTGTTTGTTAAAATGTTTTGGAAGCGTCAATCCATATTTATTTGTGGCTTGCTTTTCCACATTAAATTGGATGTTTAGTTTTTCTTTTATAGCGCCCGCTAACTGATAATTATCACCATAACTAAATCCGTTTGTATGCAATCTATAAAGAGGACTTTCCTCACCAGATGCTAAGATTATCTTTTTTCTGCTACCATCTGCCATTAATATTATGGCCAAGGCTTCTGCATCTAAAAGTGTTAGCATATGAGGTTCTATTACTTTTTTACCTTCTAAATAAATTCTGTTTCGTATTTTAGTTAATTTAGGGTGCGCTTTAGATTGTACACGAATTTGTTGTCGTCTATTACAACCATCATGTATATTCAAAGCTGGTTCCCAAATTTTATAGCCTATTTCAGCTGCTTCTAAAGTAAGAGCTACTTCATGTATGTAATCACTATTTTCCTTTATCATTGTGACTGATAGTCGGGAATTGTGGTTTTCACCCCGTTTATCTAAGTATCCATCAAATGTTGAAAAGTAATATAATCTCTTACTAATGTCTTTATTATTAATCATAGTCGTTGCACCTCTTTAATTAAAGTTGGCACAGGATTGCCTAATAGGTTTCCCTGTTTTTAGATAAGTTTTCTATACTAATTACTCAGTATAGCCCCAATGCATTTAGGGTTATAACCTTCTACGTCTGGATCTGGGTACTCAAATTCTCCAAGTCTACCCATTTTACGTGAAAGATTCAGGTTAATAAGGCCATAGGGTTCAGAACCTCCTTCATAACCTCTCCAGAAATACTCATGCAAGTCATCGATATCATCACATATTACACTGTTATTGCTCATTGCACGATATGATGGTATATTTCCCATGCTCCAGTTTTTCGCCAGTAAATACTCAACGTCATCGGGATCACCAATTGCAATTTGAGCACTTCTACGGACGTTACCTGCAACAATGATTGCGCCAATGATATTCATCATGTCCAATGCATCGACGGGTCTTATTTGTTTACCTCGTTTCTTTTCAAGTATTTTAGATATTTCCCCAATGCCCCAACATAGGTCTTCTGGCCCACTTGCAACGCCTCCAAAGCCCTTGATAGGTGTGCCTTTACCTCTAATCGCTTGCGTTGAATATGTGAATGTTCCATTGTCCTCTGTCTCACTCAAAAATGCCGATTTCAAAACTTTGCCCAAGAACTTTACCCAACCTTCTCTTGAGTCAGGGATGATGAAATCTGCACCACCGTTGTCAATTCTTGTCGGAGCTTTGAACCACTCTTTGACTGCAGGCAATTTCTCCACATTCTTTCTCTGAATGTTGAAACCCACTCCACTTCCAAGAGCCAACATGTCCATTGCCCATGTGAATGGTCTCACTGGATTGTCGATGGTCACAAAAGCACAATTTTGCAATGAAGCCAACCCATACCTGTTCACGGTTGCTGTACCAGCTTGCCACCAATAGCGACCTGCTACAGAGCCTTTTAAACCCAATAAATGTGAAGCCAGTCGATATTCTTCGTCCTTGGTAAATCCACAGCCAAATTGTTCATCACACGCATTGATCACACGCAGCACTGTGTCAGGAAACTCTTCAGTTTCTTCTGAGACCTCATTGAGCTTTCTTGCATAAGTTCTTTTGTAAGTCAAGTATCCAACCGTTGACCACGGGGTTTCAATCTTCGGCAATTCTTCTTTTGTCAACATTTTTGTTCCTTTTAGTTAATAGAAGTGAAGTCATCTTCATTTGGAGCCTCAATCATTCTTCCAGTTTCATGTACGTAAAACAAATCTCCACATGGACCAGTTTGACCTGTTGTACGCGCCTTAAGTACAGAAGTGTGTACTGTGTTTCTTTCATTCTCGGTCTCGGCAGCCATATTTCTTGCAAAGGCTATGATGTCATAACTAATTTGTTTAATGGAGCCTGAACCTTTAATATCATCCAACGATGGTAATCTACCTTCCTCAAATGATCTACCACCGCTTGGAGCTTTTCTCAAATGAGATACCAAGCCAATCCACACAGGATGTTTCTGAACAATTCTTGATAAATCATTCATCATCTTGTCTTGTGCCTCATTGCCTGTCAAATCCGCGACACCTTCAGAAACCAAGATTGTTATGTGATCTATGAATACATATCTGCAGCCAACTAAGCACATATAAACAATCTTGTCCAGAATCGAGCCATCCGTGAAGTTGCCTTCATGGTTAAGAAGCACGACTCTGTTATTACCGAAGACCTCATCAAAACCCTCTCGCAGTTCTTCCAATGGTATTTCTTCGTTTTCAGGGTTTCTGCTGATTGCCATACTGGCAAGCTTAGAACCTGTTTCAGCAGGTGTCTCTTCCAACGATATGATGCCAATTTTATCTTCTGTTATGGCTAAGTCATTTAACATTATCTCCCTTAATAGTGTTGATTTACCCGATCCTGTACCGGATATAAATAAGGTTATCTCATTTAGTCTTTGACCCTTAAGCTTCTTATTTATCCTGGCCATACATACAGGGTATGGTGTTGCAGGTATTTTATTACGCTCTTCGATAGCCTTCCAGATCTCATCTGGGGTTATGATTCCAGACGGTACATATGGTGCTGCATCAAATATGACTTGTAATAACTTATTACCGCCCAGTTCAAGAAGAATTTTGTTCGGATCCTTGAGCGGTAACTTGGCTATTTTGACTTTGTCGATGCCAATGATCTTGATCGCCTCTTCAGTGGCTTTTTGACCAGCTTCGTCAGAATCAAGACACAACACGACTTCATTGAAAGACCTGATCCAATCACGATGTTCAATCAGGGACTTAGACATAACTGCAGATGACATGCCGACCACTGGATAAATCTTTTTGTATTTATCCAGGGAAGCTTGTGCAACAGACATTGCATCAATTTCACCTTCCGTGATTATGAGTCTTCGGCCTGCACCGTTGAATTTGTCTCTGCCGAATAGGTCATCAGATTTATTTACCCAACTGAATGCCTTTGGAAGCTTACGTATTTTGTAAGCTCTGCCTTTGTCATATGGATAATAATGGGTGTCAATCTCACCGTTTTCTCCGTATGCAACCTTGACTCCAAAGAATTCCGTCACATCTTTTGAAATGTCACGCTCGGCAAAGCCTCTACACGGAAGCTCTTTTATGTCATCAACAGTTAGCTTTTTTGAGTATTCTTTCTTGTGTTCCACATAATCCTCATGATCTTGCCTTGGAAAGAATGATTGGCAAGAGAAGCAGAAAGAAGTGCCGTCTTCATATATCTGACGAGCATCTGACGATCCACAACTCTTACTCAAACAAGGTTGATCTTTTACGACCACCTTACCCATTTATCTGATGCCTTTTCTTTCATAATTTTTATCAAGCACTGCCACCAGAAATTTTATGATGCAGCCGTAAAGCACAACAAGCCCTATGTAATCTTGCGTGCCATATTCCGCTAGCGCATACAAATGTTCTCCCATTTTATATAAAGTATGTAAGAACAAGCCAACAAACCCTAGCACTGCCAAAGATGTTGCAGTGATTAAGTGTTTTTTCATTTTATATTTCTCCTTTGAAATCTACCCAAGACAGGGCTTTGTTTAAACGTTCTTTGTGTCTTTCAGTTATATTTTCACTCACATTCCAAGAAATCTTTTCGATACGTTTATTGTACCATTCTTTCTTGGTGGGTGCTTCCACATGGCACAAAGACCATGTTTCTGCATATGAGAGTGCTCCTTTGGCTTTGTATTGCTCTATACAAATAAACTCAAAATCAGTCTTTGGTCTTTCGGCCAGCATTTCTGAAATTGAATTGCTTGAAGAACAATATGTTCTCCAATTTGATTCTTGACCTTTATTCAGTTTGCCCGAACCTTTAAAAAGTTTCTTTCCAAGGTAAAAGCGTTTCATGTAAGGATCCCGAATCACATATATGAAACCCGAATAAGCATCTTTGTCCATCGGCTCTTCAAAATGCCAGTGTCCATTTCTGCTCAACGGTTTCACAATCACTTTAGGAATCACCATTTATGCTCCTAATAATATCCCAATGTGAACAACAGAAATAGTCGTTCATGTCTTTTTGCAGATACAACATTTTGCCGTTTGCCAACAAATACTCAAGCCATTCGTCTCCGTAGGCTTTCATGTATTCTTCCACAACCACATACTGAAATTCGTCTTCAATTGAAACATCAGCAAGCAATCTTTTAGCTTTCACGTCACCAACACGCGGAATGCCAGGAATATTGTCAGTTGGATCACCTTTCAAAAGTTGTTCATAAAATAGTCTGTGAGCATCTTCTTCAGAAACTTCTGTCAATTCCTGCTTTTTCATGTTGTAATGCTTCCCTGGAATACAACGAAGATCCTTGTCTATGGAGCATATGATGAAGTCTATGCCTTTTGAGC